TATCTCCCTACGATGAGAACCGCAGCCAATGCACGGTAGTCTACGTTCAACTCGTCAGTTGCATCTCTCGTTTACATTTCGTGTTTAGATATGTGGCAATTTTTACCCCTTATCCTTTTCCATATTGGTTAACTCAATTAAAGCGGCTTTTTGGTTCTTTTTGTATTCGTCTTTTAGTCGTTCTAAGTAAAGTACAAAGTCCATTGCTTCTTCTTGTGCGTGTGTAAGCCATTCTAAGGTGCTTAGGTCGTTTCTTTCTAGCGTTGTGTTGTATTTCATTATTCCGAGTTTCGAACGTTCGTTAAAACGGGCCAAAACACGTAAAACTATTTTGTCTTCTATTTGTTGGTTCATAGGAAATTATAAAGGGTTTCGTAATACTCGCGGCATAGTTCGACGCGTTCTTTAATTTGCTCGATTACTTGTTCGTCTTTTTGTACCTCAAAGAACTTAACACGGCGGTTGTCGGGTATATGGTCGAAGTTGTGGCGCTTTGTAACTTGTTCAATTAGTTCTGGGTCTTCTTCTAATAGCTTAGCGTTCCAATGGGCGCGTCTTATTTCGTCTTGTACCATGTCTTCAGGTGTGTTGACTAGGCAGTAAACTAGCAACGCGTCGGTTTTTCCGACAAGTTCCATGTACCCTTGCAATTGGTAGAAATAGTCCTTATTCGGTATTTCAGTAGCAAAGAACGGGAATGTCGTAGCGTCCCAAGAAGACTTAACGTCTAGTAGAATAGTGTCCGTGTTTACGTCGGGCGTTCCTGTTAGCCATTCATTGCTAAAGTGTTCGTCGTTTTTGATTAAGAACCCTAACTCTAGGGCTTCGCTTGCAATACGGATGCTCTCGTCTTCGACTAGGTTGCCCTTGTCTGTGTAGCGTGAACTAAAGGTTTTACGTATTCCGTATTTTGCTAGCAATACTTGTTCTTCGACGTAGGTCTTAGCCGTTTGGCTTAGTAGTTCGCTTTTAGAACGCGGGGATGTCATGATTTTACCAATCGACGAGCATCTAACTTTAAAAGTGTTCATATAGCGTTAAGCATTTCGGTTTGTGACTCAGTTAATGTAAAGCTAGACGTTATCTTTTCTTTGGTTACTTTGCCGTCTACAATTGCTTTGCATGCGTCTTGAAAGCGTTTGTTGTCAATAGCGGGTAATTTCTTTACTTGTTCACCGCTTGCGTCCGTGTCTTTGTCCGTAACTAGACCTAAAGACGAACTAAGGGCATAACGACGGAAATACGTAACCCCAGAACCAAAGCTTTGGTAGTCGTTCATGCCTTTAAGCGTTACGTGTGGTATTGCAACTTTGCTTTCTAGGTTCTCTCCGCTTTCTACGTGGAAAATAAGCGTAACAATGTAGTCGATGCCGTCTTTGGTGTCTAGCATTTGCGTAAAGCCTAGCCCGTGTTTCTTTAGTAGCGGGTTAATCTTGTCGAAAATTGCGGGTAAGTCGGCGTAAGAATAGCCAAACCCTTGCGTTCCTTTGTGAATTACAGGTACTTCTTGCTGAAAAGCCGCAAGCGCTTTAAATAAATTTTTCATGTTCTTTGTTTTTAATTGTTTTGATATGCGAATATAGTTATTATATTTCAATTCAAACTATTTTTTTTGCAATTCTTTAATTTTTTCTTTGTAGGTGTGTATTATGTATTTCAGTTCGTCGGGTGTGTACTTTCTCGTTTCGTGGGCTTTTTCGTGCAATTCTATTAGACGTTCTGGGCCTATTCGCTTTTCAATGCCTATTTGATATTCTAATAAGTTCCCGTGTTTGTATCGATTGCACGTTACGCATTGAGCGTGTACGTTATCTTCATTAAACGTTACGGCTTTGTGTCCGCCCATGCTGAAATAATGCCCAGCGTCGTATTTTTCGCCTAGTAAACCGCCGCAACTTACGCAAGGCTTATTGCGATCCCGAAGACGAATAAAAGTATTAAACACCTTTTGCGCTTCTTTTAGCCAGTCTGTAGTCGTTTTAAGGTCGTTCTTTAACTTTACCTTAGTCTTTTTCCATTGAGCCGCTTTAGCTTCTTCTACGAAGGCTTTTATACATTCGTCTTTTAGGCAGTATTTGTGGTTAAAGCGTATCGGTTCAAACTTGTCTTTACAATTCTTGCACCTCATCTTGTTCGTCTTTAGGTTCATAATTGTCGCCTTCGTCGCAACTTTCACACATATAATTTACGCAATTCACGCAAGTATAAAATCCGTATTTACATTCCATCAAAAATTGTTTTTTGTATTCCTATTCCTTCTAATCTGCTCCATTGGCTAGCCATTGCGTCGGCTATTCCCTGAAATGTTTTACTTCTTAGCGTTCGTCTTTCTGCGGGTGTTTTAGCTTTTTGCAACGCTTCATAATACCAAAGCGCCTGGCGTTTCTTTTTACCCGTTTTTTTGTCGACCCATTCTTTCATTTCGCCTTTGCCAACTATTTTGGTCGGTTTTAAATGGGGTAGATTTTTAAGCCATAAACAAGTGGACTTACTAGCTTCGTCGCCAAACTGCCAAGGGTGTACAATTTGGTCGGGTTCACGAATGTAACTAGAAATTACGCTTATAGGGTTTTCTATTGCAATGCGTTCAATTTTACAATCCATTAACCGGTGGACAAACTCTAAGCCATCCATTTGGTTTTTGTAGCGTTCTTCGTTTCTAGTTCCGTCTTTATTGTACATCCAACCCGCGCCGCTTACTGCTAGGTAAGTACATGGCGGGTGCGCAATCATTAAATCCCAACCTTTATCTATTACCTCAAAGACGTCTTGTTGGTAATGCCATTCGGGGTGGCCACCGCTACACGGCAATAAGTCACAGCTAAACGCTTCGTGGCCTAATTTTCTAAAGGCCTTAGTTACTGCCTGGCTTTCTTCGCACGCTACAAGTACACGTAATTTTTTCATAGTTCAATATCTTTGTATTTTAGTTCGTTTTTTAGTTCGTCGTATGCTACCCTTAATTGTGCGTTGCGTCTAGCTAGTTGGTTAAGTTCGCGGTTCAAACTTATTATTTCGTTTTGCATTTCGATTAAAACAAGCTCGGTTTTTAGTAATTGTTCTTCGCTGTCCTTACCGCCGTTAATGTAGTCCTTTGCGTCTGGTTTGTCCTTTTCGAGTTTTTCCCTTACGTTTTTGATTCGTTCGCGGACTACCCAAATAGTATTCTTAGCCCATAGTATTTTTAAATCTAAATCCATTTTAAAAAGTGTTTAAGTTGCGTAATTTTTGGCTTGTCGATATTATGCCGTCGGTTATTGTTTTTTGATTTTCTTTTTTGTAGTAAGTTCCCCTGTTAGCGTATACACGTTTTCCTTTGTGGTCTAACATGTAGTATTGGTAGCGGTCTAAGTCTAAGAACATTTTGTAAGTTCCGTTTTTTGATACGCCCTTAGGCTTACTCTTGGCTACTTTTAAATGCACTTCGTTTTTTTCTGCGCCCGTTCCGTCGCTGTTTGCTAGTCCGTAAGGTGGTCGCCATGGAATTAACACGCTTAAACCCTTTCTAAACCACACTTGACCACCCGCAAAGTCTCTAGCGCTAGGAATAGGAAAATAGCTTACGTCAGTTCCCGCAATTGTTTTAGAAGTTACCATAGGTTGGTCTCTAACGTGGTTAATTACGCAGTTGTGGCGGCCTGTTTTACGTGCGTTCTTACGAACTAGTCCTAAAATACGGCTCAAATACTTGTCTTCGCGTCCTAAGTCGGAGGCTATAAGTTCTTCGGTTAACTCGTTCCACGGGTCGATAGTAGTGGTATGTATTTTAATACCTTCTTTGCGTTCAATTTCGTCTACTAGGTCGTAAAATTTCATGATAGTTAGGTCTTCGTCTATGGGATCAATTACAATGAAATGCTGGTTAACGAACATTTCGGCGCTTATTTGTTCTCCGTTGGTCATTGAGTTTTTACCTTGAACGTATGGCTTTCCTATGTACTTGTAGCAAAGTTCGGCGAATATTTCCGCACTACTTCCTGTTTCAGGACTAAATACTACATGGTTCCAACCATGCAAACACGAAAGGTTTATAAGAAACTCAAACCATAGTTCCGTTTTTCCGCTTGCTGGCGCAGCGCCTATGTACGTCGTAGTTCCTTCTTTGATTGTAAAGGGTAACATATCCCAATCCCAACCCACGGACTTACCCCTTACGTCTACTTGTTGACGAACGGCGAACATTTCGGCGTTTAAGTCTGTTAGTCTTTTGTACATTTTTAGCCCTCCCAAATTTCAGTTGGTAAATTTACTTTTGGTTTGTTACGTTCTTGAACATTTTTATTCCAACGTTTTAGCCTTAATTCTAGGTTGAAGCTACTTTGTTTTTCAAACCTCATTTTTTTGTCATGTTCGCCGTGTTCTGTCCAGTAGTCGTAAAATTCCCTAATCATTTCCTTACCATAAGTTTCTAAATAAAAAGCCAATGAATTAGCAAAAGTTCTTTTGCGACTATCGAAAGTTGCGGGGTTTTTCTTATTATCTTTTTCTTCTTCTTTATCTACTTCTTTAATGCTAGAGCCTTGCTTTAGCGTCGCTTTAGCCTTGCTTAAGCCACCCTTACGACCCGACTCACTGAGTTTCAAGCGTTTAGACTCGATTTCTTTTTGCTCTTTATCCAAAAACGAAATTACAATTTTATTTTTTTTCGTCTTTAAATATTTTTTTTCAATCAAAATTTCGACTATTGTAGCGTTTCTTAAGCGTAGCTTAGCGTCATCTATGGTTAGGTCGTTATTTCTATTCCAGTATTCCGCGCACACACTAATAAATGCGCCTTGCAACTCAAATGATTCGTAGCTAATATTGCCCGTGATCCATTCAGTAGCGTTAAACTTAAAAAATGGCAGCTCTTTACTCATTGCTAAAACTTTCTAAAGTTTTTATTAATGTGTATGCTTGCTTAATATCAATGCAACACGTTTTTGATTCTTCGCCCTCAATAATTTCAAAGCAAATAAATTCACCCTTAGAAACAATCATTTGGTCTTTGTCATTAAATTGACATTTAAAATAAATTTCGTTCATTTTGTAATTTTTAGTAATAAAAAAACCCTCGCAAATCCGTAGGCTCTCACATCTACTTCATTACAAGGGTTAATAATACCTTTAGGTTCTATGGTGTGAGAGCGAACCAGTTACAAATATAACGCTTTAACTCGAAATAAGTTGCTCGTCTTCTAAAATTTCTTCATAAAAACCCATTTTAACACGTCTTTGAATACGTTTAAACGCTTGTAAATTGTGCGCCTTTAGTATGTCGACCTTAATGTCGTAGTCTTTTTGCGTCTTAAACACTTTCGATATGTCTGGTAACTCTGCGCCGTCTAAGTAAGCTTGAAGCGCGCACGTCTCGGCTAAGTAGTCAACGTCTCGATAACTAGTTAAGTCTTTGTGAACACGTAACCCGTGTAGAATTGTAGCGTGGTTCTTGTTAAAAACACGGCCAATCTCCGAAAGGCTAAGCCCACAAGTGCGTAATTCGTTGTAAAGGTAATAACGTTTAAAAAGAACGTCGCGTCTTCTGGACTTGTCTAAGAGTCCGTATTTTTCTATAAGTTCGTTTATTAGTGCTAGTCTGTTCATAAAAATAAGTCTTCTAGTTCATCAATTTTTTCTTGTAGTTTGCTAAACACTCGGTCTACACCTTTATTGTATTGCTCATTAATTAGGTTATTTTCATGGTTTAATACATGCCCTAAAAACAAAGCTTTTGTTTCGTCTAGTTCTATGTTTAATTCGTTTAAAATAAATATCTCAATCATTTGCACGGGTGTTAATTTGTATTTTTCAGCTTTTCGCATCATGTTTTCAGCGTCTTTATGGTGGTTAACGCCTTTTTCCCATTGTAATTTCATATTTGTTCTACTTTAAATTTTCCTTGTTCGTAATTTCCTGTAGCTAGTAAGTCCATTTTTTTCCAATACGCTAGGCTTTGCGAATTTAAAACCCAGCTTTCGACGGCTTTAGATCCGACTAAATAAGTTAGTTTCCATTTCATAGCTTTTCGATTTCGTGTTTAACTTCAGTATAAAAGTCGTCTGCATAGAACTCCGATAGTATTAAATCAACTGCAATTAATGCGCATTGTTTGGCTATTTCATTATAAGGCTGGTTGTATTTGTTATTGGTATCGAAGTCGTACTTTACTAATTCTGTTAAATACGTTTCAAATAATTCTAGTGCTTTTTCTTTCGGTGTCATATTTCTTGCATTTTGATTTCACAAATTCGGTGGTAAAGGTCATGATTAAACGACGTCCAAAAGCGGTTCACTTGGTAATTATGAAATGCCCCACAAATTGCCCTCGTCGTTGTATTCTTGAACGTAAGCGTCTTCGAAAGTGTTGGCTTCGTAAAGCGTTTCAAGGTAGTCGTCGCAGTCGCGCGTTTGTTTGATGGTAAGTTTTTCATTGTACTCTTTTTTAGTTATTTTATAGTTTGCGTAAGCGTCGTAAATTTTGATTTCGTATTCGGCTAGTATTTCGGCGTTCATGTCTGTGTCGCCTTCGTCCCAAAGCGTGACCATTAAGTACACAAAATTGGTGTCGCCTGGAGCGTAGACTTCAAAGTCTTTAAGTTCTGTTACAATCATTTTATTTGAATTTGTCGTTATAAACATGGTTCATGTATTTATTAAAGCTTGGCTTTAGTTCGTAGGTCTTTTTTTGGTGTGTCTGTGTGTCCGTTGTTTTGGCGTCTAAAACAGGGTAGCTATTCGTTGACGTAAGCCAAATTAAAAAAACCATACATAACACGGCAACCAATGCCCCCGCTAAAGTTTCTTTTTCGTCTCGGTTCAATTCATTAAACCAATTGACGTAATGCTTAATTGTTTTCATATTCTTCGATTGTTTCGATTGTTTCTAATAAGTTTAAAACCGAACCCCAAGCGCCTAACGCAAAGCGCGTGTGTTTGTGGTCTGTGCCGTATTGACCTTGGCAACTTCTAAAGTCCGCGTACAATTCTTTTTCTTTGTTGCGGATAAGTTCGATAATTTGTTCTTTGTTCATTTGTGTTTTGTTAAGTGGTTACGAGGGTAAAATTATATTCTAATATCGACGTGGCAAAACTTTTGCACAACTTTTTTTAACATTTTTTTAGATTCCTAGTATTTACGGGGCTTGTATGCGAAGCGGTTTTTATACATAAGGCGTAATTTAATATGCATTTAGTCGGTATTTTGCGGTTTATGTATGTTATATTAAACAAAAAAGCCAACCCCGAAAGGCTGGCTAGGGCTTACAACGCTAATTGTAAGGTGGTACTAAGTTAAAAAAGCCAACCCCGAAAGGCTGGCTTCAAAACAGAACTAGAAAAAAGTCTTGCAATTTACTTAAAAAAGTATTCGTTTATGCTTTTTGTTAATAACCCGTAGTTAAAGTGTATGAAACCAGAGCGCCCAAGCTGAAAGTTGGTAGCTACCCAGTTACTAGACGGACTAAACGCGGGGTAATTGTAATACTTAAACACGTCCGAACTTGACGAGTCGAATAAGTATTGGTGTGAGTCGCCTTTTTCGAAAATGATTTCGTAGCCTTTATTAAGTAGGTCCTGGGTGTGTAGGTAACCGACTATTTTGTTTATTTGCGCGGGGTCGATTTTCGGTTTGAAACCAAACTTTAAATTGTGAGTGTCTTTACCATGTGTCGAAATAAAACAATAGTTGCCGACTAGTTCCCAATCAATAAACGCCGTTTGGTTAATTACCTTGACGTTCTTTAATTGGCTTTCAATGTAGCTTTTTACAGCTTGGTTCACGAAGTAAGCGAAGTCGCCAGCATGGTTGTCGTTACATACGCTTCTAAATACAATCAATTTGTAATGAGGTGCAAGGGCTTCTAAAAGACGAGCCTTAAACATAAAGCCAACGTCGAACGCTTTTTGGTTACTCATGTTCTGTGGCAACGCATGGCCGCCCCTAGTTGTTTGTCCATTAAACCCGTCTAAAAAGTCGCCTAGATCCGAAATGTAAAGTACATTACTTTCTTGTTTTTCTAGGGTAAAGTTGACCATTTGCGTAAGGCGGTCAAAAAGTAGTGCTTCGTTCCATTCGGTTGGGTACATTGAACGTCCTTTGTCGCTTGCGTCCATGCCGATATGTACGTCGGTAAAAACTAGCTTGTCGAACTCACCTTTAAAGTCGCCTTTCTTTACGCGCTCAGTAGCTAAAGCGGGTACGTTTTCAAATAGTTTCTTAAAGTCGATTTTATTAACGTCGAACTCATTACCAAAAGACGGATTTTTAAAGAACAAACTAGCATCTTTAGACTTTAGCCACCCATGCTTGACATCTTTGTCGTCTAGTCCTAGCGCGTTTGCTTCGTGTTTGATTGCGCGGTATTGCTCAATGATTTTAACCTCATCGGATTTTAAGCGGTAGCGTGTTTGTCTCATAAAGGGCTTTTATAGTGTCTAAGAAGGTAGTTTGTAAAGATACCCACCGCAAAACCTAAAACTAGTAGCAAAATGTTAGGCTTCTTTGTGTTTCGTTTTTCCGTTTTCCATTTGACGACCTCAATTTTTTCAATCATTCGCAAGGTGTCGCGCTTTAGTTTGTATTCGATACGTGTTTGTAGCCTCGTTTTAGGCACGTAAGAACGCTTGTAACGCACTATTGTATCTTTTTGGACTAATACCCTTTCAAAATAAATTGAGTCGTTTAAAACGTACGGGATTGAGTCAACCGAAGTTATCTTAATTGTGTCCGCGACCTCGTCGCAGCGGTAGCCTTTCTTAATCGCCTTATTTAAATGGTAATTAACCCCGCAAGATGTCGCAAATATTGACACAATTAGTGACAAAATGAGTCTATTTGCTAATTTCAAAGTGCATCCAGTCATAATTTTTAGCTTTTCCAAGTGAAATAAATCCGTGTTTTTCAAAAATGGCAATCATTGGCGCGTATTCGGGGCGTGCAAAGCGCGCAGTCTTAGAAGTTTCTTTTAATGTGTTACGTGCTGGGTCTAAATCTATGGCAATACCCCAAGCGTGCTTACTCCAAGACGAACCGCCGCGCATTTTACGAAAGTTAAAACAACCCCCGTAAAGGTCTATTCCTAGTTCTACAATACGTTCGTACCCATACACCGCTAAAAGGTCGTTAAACACGCTTAAAAAGGCATCTGCAACTAGCTTGTGGCAACGCATACGTGTCACTTTGGTGTCTAAGTCCCAAGCTATACGCATTGGGTAAGGTAAATTGATGGTAGTTAGGTACGTTCCCCGTTCGTTAGGTTGTCCGTATTTTGCTAAGGCTTGGGCGGTTGTTATCATTTGTCAAGTTTTTTGTTCTAAAAAGTGGACATTAATAAACCCCTACAGCAATACCATAGGGGGGTTCTCGGTGTTCAGTATTCCTGGGCAGTCGAGTGGGGTGCTTTTATTTTCTTGTTCCATACTGAAAGACCTAAAGACGTTGCCGAGTAAGTAAGCAAACCAATAAAAACAAACTCGTGAACTTTGAACGTAGTCACTAAAGGCGCAAAGGCGTAAACTACACCGATCCAGAACGACGTAAAAGCGGACAGCCTTTTAATAGACCATTTGCCGCTAGGCCTTAGAGTTTCGTTTATTAGTTCTTTTATCATTTGGCAGCACGGCTAGTAAATGAACGGGTAAGTTTATTCGTGTTTTCGTAGCTTGTCTAAAGCTTTGTTGTTTGTAGCAGTCGTATAACGCAGTTTCAACCTTGTTAAGTCGGTTGTCCGTGTGCCATAACCAAAGGCATAACACACCTGTAACGCCGTACTTTTTTACTATGGTTACAAACTCAGTCACTAGAATACCATTATAGCGTTGTTGTACCCGTTGTCGTTGTAACGTTGTCCGCAACGTCCCCAGCAAGTCCCCACGCAGTCGCACGCGTCAATCTGCGGGCGCAAGTCTGTGTCTTTATTTGTTTGGCTAGTAAATTGCGGGTACAAATTTTTGTTAGCTAGTAGGTATTTAATTAGGCGTTGTTCGTAGAAGCTGGCTTTTTGTGCGTAATGCTCCATTGAAAAGGCTACTTCAGCACGTGACACGCTGCCCGAGTAGTCGCCAAATTGCGTTTGAATACCTTTGTTTTTAAGTTGGTACGAAAGACCAAATACAGCGTCTTCAGCACTACGCCAAGCCACCACAGGTTGTATAAACTCTACTAGCGTTTCTTCGTCGTTAGTCAAAGTCTGCGTGTTGTACGCATTCAAAAGGTACTTATAGAACGTTGTGCCTAGAATTGGCTGTACTCTAAGGTCGCTTTGTGTGGCAATGTATGGCGTTACGTCTGTTACGTCTACGTTTGCCGTTATCGGCGTGTTCGTCTTTAGGTATGTTTCGGTAATAAAGTAAATCATATCGCAGCGGGTGTTAAAGCGGGTACAACGTCGCCACCTTCAACAGGTTGTAAGCTTGCAAGGGCGCGAACTTCGTTTGTCGTCATGGTGTTTAATACTTTTGTAGCTACAAGCGGACTCATTGCGTTTAAAGCGTCTTGCGTTTTTGATGCGTCGCCTTCTACTTCTACAATTGTTTCGTTAATGATTTGGAAATTCTTAATAGTAAAGTCGGCTTTGAGTCTAGAAATGTTAAGTAGTTCCTGGAATATTTCGGTAACCATTTCACGCAACGGAATTACTACGTTCTTTTCGAAGATAATGTAAGCTTGTTTGATGTCTGCGCCACCGCCTAAAGAACCCGTTGTGCGTACACCCATTAAGATAGGGTCGATTGTATGGGCAAAACATATTTGTTCCGTGTTAAGCGTCGATGCTTCTTGAAATAACTTGTCGTTTTGGTTTGTAGGTATGCTTTCGATTTTAGGCAATTGGTCGGCTGAGTTGGCAAAGAATGCTACACCTTTACCCGCGTTGGCCGCGCCTTTCATTCTGTCGATTGTGTCGCGTAGTACCTTCTTTTCTTCTTCGCTTTGCGGACGCTTAGGAAACATCATGGCAAAAGCGGGGAAAATACTATTTTGAATGTTCGACTTTGCAAAGTAGCTGAGTTCACCCGAAAGAAACGCAAAATTTAAAGCACTTGAATACTGAGGTAATGAGTAGTAGTCTTGACCAATACTAGGTAATTCGTAGCTATAAAGCTGGCATTTGTCCGTGTTAAGCGGGTGGTAAGGCTTTACTTCTACGACGTCAATACGGCTAGCCCAGTCGTCACACAAATAGTAACAAGTTTTTGTGTTGTTAATGCGGACTTTTTCGGGGCTTACGTTTTCGATTTTATGTAACTTATTTTTGTCGTCAAAGTGCAACTTAAAGTAAACGCGGTTGTGCATCACCAATTGTTTAGCAACGGCTTTAACCGACTTAGCTAGGCGCATTTTCTTTTCCCAAGTGTAAAGGTCTAGAAGTTCCTGTGGCGTAAGCTTGTCCGTTTTTAATTCGTAACCCGCGCCAATAGCTGCATTAACTTTAAAGTCTACAATTGCCCCGTGTAAAGGTGAAGTGTAGTAAAGTTGGTTAAGGGTTTCGGGAAAAAGGTTATCCGATCCGAACGGCACGTAGCCCGCTACTTGGTAACGTCCATTTACGTAAGGTAACGACAAGTCACCGCGTCCGATTTTACCGAAAGGCGTTGAGAAGCTTTGGTAGCCTTCTATTACTTCGGGTTTTTGTTGTTTGAATCTGTCGAAAATTCCCATTTTATTAGTCGTATATGCTAGAAGTAGAACCGCCCGCAACAACTAAGCGCCCTTCTTCGATTAAATTAAGTCCGTTTGTATTCGTGTTTTCGTCTACTATTATTTCTTCGTCGCTTTCATAAACTGAGTACGTGTATTGACCGCGGGTAAGTTCGAGGTCTACGCCTTCTTCTAAAGTGAACAAGTTGTATCTAGTCGGAAAACTTGAAGTGTCAACACCCGACCACAAAACGGGTTCGGTTGCTGTGTTAAATTCGCCCTCAAAGACGAATAAATAAAAAGGGTCTACTAACGTCGTAACCTCGCTTAAAGTAAGCGCAAACGTGTTAATTTCCCCCTTCTCAATGTAAATCATAACAATATTAAATTACGTTTGGGACTTGTTCAAACAGAAAACCCCCTACAATGAGGGGGCTAACTATGTTTGGTAAGAAGAAAATTACACTAATAAACCAGCAATAATGTCTGCGTCTACTTCGTAAGCCAATTCTGGGTTTTCAGCAACCAAAGTAAGTGAATACTTTGAGCCGTCAGCGCGGGCAGTTCCAGAACCTTCGCCGTAAGCTGTTACTTGCAAGAATGGGAAGTACCAAAACTTTCCGTTTGCGTCACCTACAACCGCATTCAAGTATTGTTGACCAGCGCCAAGAATTTTGATTGCGCGGCTTTTTTCTTGGTCGCGTCGGTGAAACATTAGGTTAATAGTTTGTGTAACGTAAGAAGAACCATTTACTAAGTCAATAGTTCCGTCTTCGGTAAAGTTACCCGTGTTACGTTTAAATTCTAAAGCAACATAAGGCTCGGTGTGTGGGATTGCAGTAACAATGTAATTTGTTCCTGTTTCGTCCGTTGTCGGGTTACCAATGTTGTCTTGTTGGTTAATTAATAGGGTGTAAATACCGCCGCTATTGTTGTCGCATCCTTTTAGGATTTCTTCGAGTGTAGCACAAGCCATGATTTCGTTTTTTTTTGGTTATAAAAAAGGGCGGCGTTTTATGGCCGCCCCGTTAATTTAATTGATGGTTAAATACTAATCAAAACAAACGTTGTAAACAACAATTTGTGAAGGGTTAGTATAATGGAAACCAGCTTTCAAGTTCGCACGTGTGCGGATATATGGCTCAGCAACTGAGTCGCTAAGGTTAACAGCTTTCAAAGCTTTAGCGTCACCTTCTGCGTCGAATGCGTAGATAAGGTCAGTCTTAAGCGCAAGCACCATTGTGTTAACAGGTGCGCCCTCGGCAAGAACAATCTTAATTCCTAAGAAAGTCGGTGCAAGTGGTGCAGTAACGTAAGTCATTGTGTTACCAGATGCAGCAGCAATTTGGTAGTTAACGAATACGTCGCTAGAAACGAACAAACGAAGGTCTGCACGCTTAGATTGTACCGCCGCGGGTGAAGCTTGAAGTACGCTAGTCATGCGCGCCAATACGTTAGCCGATGTAATAGCGTCTGTGTAAAGACCTACTACGTCTGTGTCTGCACATAATTTTTTAAGGTAGCCGTCACACAAAGAAAGAACAGGGTCTGTGCTTTCTGTGTCACCTTGCCAACGGATAAGTTCGAGGTCGTTACCGATACGGGCAGCCATTTCACCCCAATAGTAAGCCATGAAAGACGGAACGCTAAAGTCGCCGTTTGAACCTTGGGACATTTGCAAAGCCAAGAAAGATTGCTCTAAATCGAACTGACAAATTTGTGACATTGCTGAAAGCGCACAAACGTCGATGTCGATAGCGTCGAGGTTGTCAGTAGGGGCAGTAAAGTTACAAGTTGACGCAGCCAAAAGGTTGCCGAAAGTAACGTTAGCCAATTTTGTAGCTGACTTAATTCCTGGAAGCGTGCGGTAATTGTCCGCGATGTCTTCGGTTAAGTAAGCGCGTGAGTAGAACTCATCTGGGTTAGGACAAAGAAGCGCGTTTGTTTCTACGTCCAAGTCAAATTTTAGATTTCTCATTTTTTGTTTGGTTTTTATTTTGTTTTTACTTGTTTACTTGTTTGATGCGCGAAACATTTTGAACTTGTCAAATGCCGACATTTTTGTATCCTTAGCCATTTCGATTTCTTCGTCTTCTTTAATTACGCCGAGTTCTTCGATTTGGTTTTTAAGGTCTGCAATCATTCCGATTAAAGCTTTTTCGCGTTCTTCGATTAAAGGCATTACAATAGCCATGATAGCTTCGGAATCAGCAGCAGGATCCACCGCCATTTCTGCGGCTACTTCTTCTTCTACTACTTCTTCTTCGGTTACGCTAGTGTCCTCCATTGCTACTTCTTCGGTAACTTCTTCTGTTACTTCTGCCATAGCTTCTTCGACTACTACGTCTCTAATTTCGGTTACTTCTCCGTCTTTTACTACGTAGATTTTTCCGTCGATTGTGTGTTCTCCGTCTGGGAAATTCATGTTATTTTGTTTTAAGTGTTTACTTAATTTCAT